GTAGAAATATACCAACAATAATCAAGAGTGCTTTTAGTTCTTCTTTACTCATTTTCTAAAAAGTCGTTCAAGGTTTTCTTTGTTCTTGAAGAGTTCATAAGATTTGATTTGCTCTCCATAATACTTACTGATGTGCCTACACAAATCTTCTTCTTGTTTAGTAATATCCAGATTATGTTTGTCTTTCAGGATAAGGATAGTTTCAATATCTTTGAGAGCACTAAATGGAATATCTAAAAATTCTTCGTAGGTCATTCTTTATCACTCATAGTAGGACTCATAGTAGGACATATCATAACTACCTTCATTATAACCCATTTGAAAGATTTCTTGGGCAAACTTCACAAAGGCATCAAAGTTTCCAGAATACTCCCAACCATCATTTTCATCCCAATCTTCTTCAAAGTGTTCTTTCACAAATTTTAGGATTTCTTCTTCAGTCATTCTTTCCACCCATCAAAGTATTCAGTAAAAAAGTTAAAACTGAAACCAACCTTACCAACTTGAAAATCTGCTCCAAAAAGAGAAGAAGAAGTAAGAAATGAGAGCATGATGTGAAATCCACCATTGCTATGGACTAAACTACTGGGATTTTCATAATTCACCCAAAGTAATGAACGATTGTTGATGATACCAAACTGCCAAGTGCGGTCAGTTTCATCATTATCCCAAACTTTTTTATCGTATTGAAAGAGTTTCATCAGATTTCTGTGTGTATGAAGTCATTATAAGGCAAAAGGAGCACCTGTGGGATGCTCCTGTGCCAGTTCTTCAAGTGTCCTTACACCGATGTAATGGAACACGAAGAAACTGAAAGAACCTTCCAATATATCCTATTTGTGCTCCGCATTTAGGACAACAATATGATGGGTAGGTCATTTCTTTTCTTTATGTGGGTCTTTACATTTACACCAAATCGTATGAAGTTCATCAACACGATTTTCCCAAATCATAGTATCTACAATATAGTCATATGGGTTTTCATAAGTGTCTTCATACACTTCTCTAATGAGAATAGATTTATTTACTGATTGTGGGTATTTCATTTCAGTCCAATCAGTTTAGCAAAATCAGGAGTGATAGTAAGGTTCTGTTCTTTTACAAGATTACGAACTTCTTTGCGAAGATGAAGATACTTGTCTCTGTATTCTGTGAGATACTTTTGTGCTTGGTTTTTATCTTCAAAGTCCTTTTGATGCTCATAGGTTCTGTCGTAGGTTCTCATCATACATCAATCCATCTAAATCCCAAAAGTTTATTCATAAAGAACCTAACAACTACATTAGGTTTATCAGACATAAAATACTTCAAATACCCATTACCGAAGGTATAATACCCGACTTCTTTACCACCTGATTTGATAATAAAACTATTAGTAAAACTATTTACACCAAGATTATTACCAAGAGTTAGTGTTTGTATTTCTGGGAATTTTCCATTTTCACGAGCATACTCAAAGTTATCAAATATCTTATCAAATGCCCTTTCGTATTTACTGTCTGCGTATATTTTAGAACCATAAAAGTTTCTTTTAGTATCCTCAATTAGTTTATCAATCTTCTCATCAAACTCTTGTGAGATTTCTTCTAATGATTTGCGTGGTAATTCAAATTTGAGTTCTTGTGGCTCGTTTGGAATTGTGAAGTATTCTTTGAGAAGTTCATACTGTTCGTTGTCTTCACTCGCATTAGAATACAAACCCATACACTCAAAGACATTCCTTACATCTTTGATGGTTTTGAGTTTGCTTGTATCAAGTTTATGGTTTAGTCGTTCAGTCATTTCACAAAAGCTCCAATAGCAGGAACATCTCCACAAATCTCATTCACTCTTCCTACTGTTTGGTCTTTGAGTGCTTGACGACACTCCAAGTTCTTATTGTATGTTTGTTGGAATAATACTCGTTGTTGTTGAGCATCATAGGTGATGATACTACCAGCAACAATTATACCAAAAATCAAAGAAAAAATTGCCCAATCAAATCCTTCAAATTTCATAGTTTTTCAATCTCCTCACACAATTCTAAAAAATCAGAACACATAATCACACCAGGGCTTTGTTGGAGTTGGTTGATTACCTCACGAAGAACAGAAGCAATAATCTTTCTACTATCCTCATCCAAATAAGTAGCAAAATCCTCCACAGGGGTCATTAGTGCTTTTGAGTATCCGTTGATGTAAGTATCCCAGATTTTTTGTGCTCGTTCAGTCATTAGAGTGCCTCCACATCATAAGAAATACAATTTAGTTCTTCGGCAATATGAAGATGCCAAGGTTCATTCTCAAGCACTCCATCTCTATGAATGATAGAAGAAATCACACGAATAGAAGATGCTAATGCTTGTTTCATATCCTCTGTGGGTTCATCTTTAAGACCTGCTTTGAATGTTTCCCAGATTTGGTATGCTTGGTTAGTCATTTCAGTTCCTCTTCATCTTGTTCAATTTGAAAGATAGCATTTAGAAATTCCAGAGCATACTTACCTACGACCCAAGCATCTTTATCCTCAAAGAACCTATCACCTATGGTTCTCATATCATAACACTCTTTGCCTTTATCAAAGAAAGCAATCACATAACAAATTTCTTCTACGGAACCATTGCGTTGAAACCACTTGACGAGTTCATACTTGTTGTTGTATTTGCTCCAACGGAACTCTATGTTACGGAACCTCATTCTTCTTCCTCCACAGGAAACATTGTAGCATACTCTTCGTCAGTTAGAGTGAGATACTGGACATCAGCATCTTGGTGTTCTTCGGCATACACCAACTGATAGTGAGCAAAGCTACTTTCAGAAGTGCTGGCGTATTCTACGATACCATCAACAAGGCATAAGTAATTCATTAGAGTACCTCCCAATCACATTCCCAATGACAATCGTTGCTTACATTTACCCAGAAGAAGTATTTCTGGTTCTCTGATGCGAGAAACAGCATACCATCACCTTTGTCCTGTTCTACAATACAGATAGGATTGTTGCCCATCATATTACACAGACGATTCTTCGCCTTGCTGCTTTTGGGTTTTACGGTTACTCTTCTCATTTTGGATCTCCAGTTTCAGTTTGCGAATACCAGTAATAAAGTAAGCATAATCACGGGACTCGGTGACGATTTTCTCTTCACCACAGACACCACACTTGCCCACCCAATTGGACGAACAACCGACCGAATAGACACCATAAGTGCTGCCGCAGTCCTTACAACTGGTGCCTGCTTGCTCAAGGCGTTTGAGCAGTGCTTTCTTCTCTTTGAGGTTCATCGCCAAGTCCTACGGGGAGTTGTTTGTCTATGAGGTAATCATACAGCATCTGGGCGAACCCGTAGTGGGGTCTTGTGCCAGTTTCTATACTGGTTGAGGTCGCCACGGCCCACATAATATCCAGGTCAAATTTTTTAGGTAGTGGTTTCATCTTCCTCTTCATCTACTTTATTCAGATAATCCCAGTTCCAAGTACGAGAAAGAATATCAATATCAAACCCAAACTTATAAACCCAGAAAAGAATACTCAACAGACCATTACTGCCAGAAGTTACTTGGAGATAAGGCCAACTTGGAAAGTCATTCCAACTTAGAGAAAACTGAAGCAAAGACCATTGAGATTTTATAGGTCTAATACTAAAAAGTTGGACATATACCTCGTGTCCAAAATCATATCTGTGTTTAAATTGAATGAGTTTCATTGATTTAATTCCTGAATTAACTGCAAGATATCATTTTTATCCAATACAATTCTACCATCCTGTGCTTGAAAAAACTGAATATTTTCTGCTGCAAGATGTAGAATAGCAGCAACTAACTTTTCTTCTGTATCTGCACCATTATTGCGAAGATCCCATACTGCATTCATAAATGCTTGTGCTCTGTCGGTCATTGTTCAGAAATGTCTACAAGGTAATCTTTATCAATGTCGTGATCAAGAACGATCACATATCGGGGTGTTGAGAGTTCATTAATCACACAATGAGGAATGCGTCCATAGAAGAACATATATTCATTATTCTTAAAGTATTTTCGAACGTGATAGTCTGGTGCTCCAAAACAAAGGTAAGAACCTTTACCCTCCTCAGGAATTACATCTAATCCCCATAGTCCTCTTATTATAGCATCATTTCCAACTTCTGGATCAGGGTCAATGTGCCACTTAATCTCCTTTCCAGGCGCAACAACCCCAATCCCCGCTCGTTTGGACAATCCCGCGTCACGAAGATACTTTGTAAGTTTTGGTAAAGTTTTAGAGTTTTGTGAATAACAAATCTCATCATTTATATTGGGGTATAATTTCATTCCAAAGTTATTTTCCAAAAACTCAAGATTATCAAGATATGCTTGCTTAGTAATGTCAGAATTATCATTCATTTCAGCAAACAACCCAGCAATTTGCCAACCAGCATATGCCACGGTTCGATCACCAAGATATCCAGTATTACCGTGCCAATTAGTCCAAACAAGTTTATCTCTATTCTGAAGGAATTCTTCTCGAATCTCATCGAAGTTTTCTTCAATAATCTTTAATTTTGGATTAATCTCTTCCAGAGTATAAAAACGGTTAATATTAATATCTCTGGAATCTTCAGGACAAATAAAGAGATTCATACTGGAACTAATTCGATAGGAACAAATACATCAACAGCAAGAACTGCTCTTGATTGTGTTAAATTATTTTCAACTCGATGAGTGGTTTTAGGCCAAAAGGCATAGATTTTATTATTTTTAAACTCTCTCGTTTCTACTTCACCCGTTTCATTATTCTTCATCTGAAAAATGGATGATTTTCCTTCTTCCTCAGGAACATCTAATCCCCATAAAGTTCTCAATGTTGGCGCACCCGTATGATAATCATCATCATTGTGCCAATCAAGAGAAATACCTGAATCAAGAATATTGATCCCACAAACACTTACATTACCAATTTTTCTTAAAGTTTGCACTAAAGTTGGCAAATATGGTCCATTAGCAGGATTAATAATATTATGTCCAAATACAGCAGCCATATGCCATCCATTTTTAGATGGATCTCGATTTTCTGCTTTAATATAATTCATAATTGTAATAGGATACCCTTTCTGGTTTTCCTCAATATATGAATCTTGTTGTTTGGTAAAATCTTTATACTCTAGTTTATCTTTACTGTCAAGATACTCCTGCCTTATTTTCATAAAATTATAAGATAGAAGTTCTAAACTTGGGCAGACTTCTCTATAATCAACAAACAATCCACTCATTCTTAGTAAGGCAAAGACTTGAGACCATCAAGAACTTCTTGAAAACGTTCAGCACGACTCTTGTGGTGCTCTACATTCTCCTCAAGCACACCAACAATATCGTCCAGGACAACATCCAGAGACGCATCAGTATCAAAGTATTGTTGGATGGCTTCGGCAAGATACCGCCGCCGACTCCATTCCATACTATAGGGTTTGTAGTCCATAATAATGGGTGTATATGGGTGTATTATAGGGTGTTTATTCTTGGTTGTCAAGCTTTTTCAGATAATCAATCCACCACTGAGGGTCTTTTTCATACTTCCAGTTAGGAACTTCCAATCCTCTCTCAAAGTACCACTCAAATAATGCTTGATCTATTTTATCAGCAATTTCAGTCTGCCTCATTCTCCTCATCAGTGTCTCCATATGGGTTTTCCACATAGGGTCCGTGTTCTCGTTTGGAATCTTCTCGGACATAATTGACTTCTGATACGCTAGAGGACAACCATACAGATACTTTCATAATAACATATATAACCGCCAATGGAAGAAAACAAAGTGAAAGTATTACGGCGTGTTTCATTCTTCTATCTCAAAACACTTTTGGAATTTGTCTCTTAATTCATTCAGTTTTGTTTGATGCTGAAACTCCATAACATGATCTTTTATTTCTTTTTCTTCCTCTGTAAACTCCATACGGTATTTGAGTTTAATGTCAATTAGACGCACCATATCCATATAATGCTCTGGACTTTTATTGACAAACTCTTCGTATGTCATTTTCAATCACGCTGACGCCAGTCTTCGGGTTTATCTCTACCCTCAGTCCACCAGTCAATCATATCATCAACATCATTAAATCCACGCTTACCAAATCGATCAAATCCAGTGCCACCAATATCAAGTTGATTTAAAAAATCATCCATATCTCCCTCTTGCATATCAGGATTTTCTGCTTTCCTTCTTGCTTGACGGAGCATTGTTCCCGCAGAACGATTTGCTTTCGCAAGTTTTTCTGCCCAAATCATATCTTCCAAACCTACCGCTTCATGTAAAGCAATCTTTCTGCAGATTTCTTCCAAGCGTAGGCGATATTGTGTAGAGAGCATATGCAGCCTCCATATAGGGTTATTTAGTATTTGATCATTGAACTGACATATTCCAAGACACAATTTTTCTTGGAACATCACTTTTATTTGGTAACGTGTAATGATTTAACATTCCAGGAAAAAAGATAATAGATCCTTCTACAATGTCTGGAGGAGTAAAATACTCAGTTCCACCTCTTAATAGGTTGTTATAAGGTGATATAAAATGCGTAGCAGTATGTATCTCAGGATCATAATCCAAATAACACACTACACTAATGCTAGCACCGTGATTATGGATTTCATGAAACATATTTTTATCTTGCTGCTGAAACCAAGCAAGAGTAACTTGACAATCATTTAATCCAGAAATTTCTCTGTACCTTCCAATTTCATCTTTAAAGAGAGTAGCGATTCTTTTACTAAGATATTGAGATGATTCTGGCGCTTGTTCATAATATGTTGTCTTGATGTACTCAGTTTCTTTTAATTGCTGAGCCTTCATCATTGTGATCAAAAACTGCTTTTTTTCGATCCAATTGCTTGCCGAGATATGAATAAGAGGAATCCTAAACATATCAATGTAATAATCATTGTTTGTGTCTATCATTTAATTCTTTTTCCAATTCTTTAGCAAGTTTCATCGAACGACGCCATATCATATATTTTACCACAGGATTTGCAGGATTGTGTAACAACCACCACTTCATCTTTTCATACTGAAATCTTATTAATCTTGTAATCAAAACTATTGCTGCTGCAACACTACTATCTGTTACAATCACATATGCAAGAACAGCAAATATAATAAAATATATGTATTGTGGACTCATCAGTGCCACCGTAAACCATTTAGATATTCTAGCACAGTTTCTCGTATGTCCATCAACTCATGAAAACAACGTTGTTCATGAGCCGCTTGCCTTAACTCACTATCTGGTTTATAAACACTCTCAATAAACAAATCTAAACCACGATTCCATTTGTCTTGTTTAGATTCATTATCATTAATTACATAGTCATCCATTATGGAAATCTCCAAATTTATTCTATTTAACCAAGAAACTCTTCCAGAGTTGCAGATCCTTTTTTAGATTTTTTAGTTTTAATTTGACGTTGAATGTATGTTCTGGCGGCAGAGTAGTTGTTTGCTAGATGAACCTGTTGTCCATTGTGAATGATGACAAACTTTTTAGAATTTATCATCGGAACTGCTGCCCACATTCCGTCTTTGGTAACATAACCTTGTGGATCTCCTGGGGTAGGATCAAGAACTCCAGGGCGATCAATAAAAGGTTTTTGGAATGCCTCGCTCATCAGAATACTGCAGTGACACCAATTACCCTAGCACTCGGATTACGTGCCAGAGCAGTACGCTTGGCATCCTCATAATCACGTGCCTCAACAAACTCATCAAAGACCTTGCCAGCGACATAGAGTTGGACTTTGCAGCGCATTGGGGGAATTCCTCCTGATGTGTAGGTAGTTTAGCAGAAAACTCAGCGTTTGACAACGCTGATGGCAGGCAGACCCTGTTGGAACACGGTGTCCACCACCGCTTGGACCTTCTTAGCGGTGCTGATGCCCACAGAAGAGTAGACAGGGATGCAGACCAACCCAAAGGACTTGGTGTAGTCTGCAAGGGCGCCAGGGGCGATCCTGCCGCTGCTGAGACCCTCTGCGTCGTCCTTGTGCAGGCGAATGACCCGTCCGATGGTCTGAGAGATGCCGATGTAATCCATAGACCGCATAAACAGGACCGCTTCCAGACCAGACACGTTGATGCCCTCGCTCAGGATGCTGTGATGAAGAACCACAAACTTCTTAGAGTCATCCTTACCCCAAGCACTCAGAGTGTCAAAGAACACCTCACGGTTGACCTTCTGACCATCAATCACGGCACCAGTCTTGGACGTGATATACATCCAAGAGAAACCACGCTCCTCCAGTTGAGTGCAGAAATCAGTCTCAGAAACCAGGGAAATGATCTGTTTGGTTGCCTTGGAGCAAATCAGAACCTTGCCCACTTCCTGAGCATCAATAGTCTGAATCAGGTTCTCACAGTCAACATCAGCAACAATCTGACCCTTGGAGAGCATCTCAAACTGCTGCACCACAACCTTAGGAGGAACGATGAAACCACCGTCCACCAATTCAGGGGCAGGCACATTGCAGATCACGTTGCCATAAACGGCAGCATCATTCATGCCAGGTTTGGAAATAGTAGCAGAATGCTTAGGAGTAGCAGTGAAGAAATAGCAGCGGTCAGCAGAAGCAGCGAAGTGCTCCGTAGCAGGAAAAAAGTGACGCTGGACGCTGTTGTGTGCTTCATCAAAGTAAATGGTATCAACGTGAATGTCTGCCTGCTGCAGGCGCTGCAGGGAGTTGTAAGTGGTGAAGATCAGTTGATGCTTATAGGCACGACGGGACCAGTTGTGAATCTCAGAAGGTTTGGTCGTGCTTTGGTGATGCGTCTCACCACTATGAACGTGCAGAACAGCAGCAGTCGTGATAAACTCAAGGAACTCACTGGACAACTGCTCTGCCAGGAGGATGCGCGGCGCCACCACTACAATGGTCTTAGGAGCATCAGACTGAAACTCACGCAGGGCATCAAAGATGGCAATATTGGTCTTGCCACCGCCAGTCGGAATGATCACCTGACCCTTGCGGTGCTGCAGCAGGGAATCCAGAGCACGGTGCTGGTGGGGACGGAGTTGAATCACTGACCTCATTGCGTATAGGACTATTATAGCAGAAAACCGCCCCTGGTGCGACCCAGTGGACGGTTCTTTAAGTGTCCTAGTATCTCATCTCCAACCCAGACAAAGGTAGTCTAACAATAAAAGACTACTTTGTCAATCATTATCAAGCAGGATTTATCTGAAGTGCTCCTGCATTACTTACAGATAATCTATATTTTGTGCCATTTGCCGCAGTTAAAATCAAACCCTGAGATGTATTAATTCCAGCACGAATATCTCCACCAACAACATCCACAAAATATGCTGGAGTTGTACTTCCTACACCAACATAATTTCCTGTTGTAGTGTCAATAACTAGATCAGAAACTATCTTACCACCAATACTTACATCAGTGCTGATAGCGACTGTGTTAGCATTAAGGTTTAAATTATTTGGACTCTGAAGCGTTGGTGATCCCGAAGATCCAATGAGGGTAAACTCTTTAACGCCAAATTTTTTATTTGCCATCTCAGTTTTTAAAAATATTTAGGCTTTGATGGTTAATGGTCCAGATACAGTTAATCCATTGCCACGGAAAAAGTCAATAGCATCAGTCTTACCACCTTCTGGTAATTCGTAAATTACAATACCTTCTCCACCCTCTAAACTATTTACATCAGACCAGTTGGAATCATTAGCAGTTACTGATTCTCTTCCATAATAAAACTGCTCTGGTTTTTGTCTCTGAAGACCTTTTTTAAGGTAGTTTCTAACTTCTCTCCAACTCCAGTCTCGATTATTAGATAATAAACAAGCAATCAATCCTGTGGCAACAGGACAAGCAGCACTAGTTCCACCAAATTTACCGTCATACATCGATGGAGTTCCACCTGTGTAAGTATCATATCTCAATCGATTGCTTCCATATCCAGAAGAACTATACCATTGTGCTGTTAAAATACCGTCTGCTGGTGCATAACAATCGATTGAGTTACCCATATCACTATAATTAACCTTTCTCTCTAACCCAGAACCTGTAAATGAGTCATCCAGAGCACCAATATTAATTGCAGGATAAACATACTGTGCTGTTTTTCCTAAATGTTGAGGGAATCCTCTACGATTTGTTGTTGGATAAACAGAAATTCCAATGTTATAAAATGCACCATCAGTAACTGCTGCATTAGCAGTATCATTAAAGAAATTATTAAAGTCGGGATGATTTGGTTCGACTTGCTTTTGATTGGAATTTCCCGCTGCAACAACAAAAATAACTCCAGCATTAATCATTTCTTCACCAGCAGCAGTCCAAGTATTGTCAATAAATTCTGATTTCATTCTATTTCCAGAGTCTCCATAATATCCAACCCACTTCATAAATCCTGGTGCAGTATTAGTTGCATTAAGTGGACCAAGATTTTTATTTACATAAGCAACTCCAGATTGAGTTCTATCAAGATTTAATCCAACTTGATAGTAGTAATATCCATTATTTGGCGGCGCAGAACGATAACCCCAACTATTGCTACTTACTGTTGGATCTTTAGTTCCATAAGTTGGATTGATTGGTTTTGAATTATGAAAAATTTTCATCATATCAAAATAGACACCAATACCAACACCATTGGTATTATAAACATTTACAAACCACTTGTTTGCATTATAAGCCCAACCTTGTGTTCTACCATAAGTTGCAGCACAGCAAGGTGTTCCGTGATCGCCAACTGATCCTACAGAAGTATTTGATCCAGTACAGAATGATCTTGTATAACTGGAAGTAACTTGTACTGTCCCTATTCCGATAAAATCAAGTGATCGATTTGATGAATTTGACCACCACGTTTTTGCTTCTGATTCTGTTGGGACTGTAGAACCATCCCAACGAGTTGTAAGTCTAGTTCCAGGACTTGCATTAAACCAGGCAGGATCAATGTAATAAGGTGCGTCAAGAGCGAGATCCATAAGATCACAAGTGCCACCAAATAAATTTCCACCAACGTAGTCTGTTGGATTTACAGTTCCAGTTGCATTACTTTGGAATTCGACGTGCCCAAACCAACAACCATCATCACCAACAATAACATCCACATCAGGAGCTCCACCACTGTTTACTGTAATAGTGTCACTAATTACAGTATTAGCAGGTCCACCAGCCCAAGGATTATCTCTTTGAGTACATCTCAAAAGTTGATGACCTGTTCTACCCGCTTCTGCTGCGGTTGGTGAAGTTGGAAGATCTCCACTATCATAAAAGTTTCTATAATTCTTTACTGAAGATGGAAGTCTTTCTCTTTCTGTTAGAGAAGTTGCATAAAGTTCCTCAGCAGGAGGCATAATTTCATCAAAGTAAGAATCATAATCTAGACTTACGAATCTCACTTTTGGATGATTTTTTAGAGAGGCAACTTCATCTTCATCAAGAAGATAGACTGCCCTAGTGTCACTGTGATCTCTTATATTACCAACCTCAACCGCGTGGGAAGGTATATTATCTTCTAGTGTTCCATCTTGCGTCAAAACTTCGTGGATGTAAGTCCAATCTTCTGGAGTATAACATCCAACTTCGTATAACTTCTTCTCAGACATAAGATTACGTTCTAATTACGGTGTGACGAGTCCAAGTATAAGTTGTTACTCCAGAAACGCCTGCCTCTGGTGTAACAAGTAAGCGGAAAAGACCAGCATCAATTGTTGATCCAATGGAAACGATTTGATTTGGTTCATACATTACAGCAAATTCTTGTGAGAATGCATTTGTTCCGTTATGCATACAAAGAACTTTCTGCGACTGAATATTTCCATTCCACTCAAAATATAATGTATATTCAGCAGTTCTAAAGTTATAAGTAGAAACTCCAATGACATCAATCGATGTGGAAACACCCACGGATGCAGTAAATGTTGATGCTTTTGATTCGATACCAAAAGACTGAACCATAAACGAAGAAGTTAAAACATCAGTCTTAACACCAACTGCTTTAATCGTAGTAATTCCTACGTCACCACTTGCAGTAATACCCCAGGTTCCACCGATGCTAACTCCTCCGCCGCCAGTTGCATTAATTGTTGCAACACCACCAGCAATAGATGCTGTAATATTAGTACCAAAGTTAATAGTTGCCGCAGTACCAACTGGAGATCCATCATCTTGGATAACAACACCAGAACCAGTTGCAACAACACCAGTTAGACCAGAACCATCACCAATGAATTGGTTTGCATATACTGTTCCCCAACGAAGCAAGGAAGTTCCAAGATCTCTAGTTAATGAAACATTTGGTACAATGCTGCTATCAACTCTTCCTGTAAATGTAACGGTATCTGATGTTGCATTTCCAAGATCTACGTCACCATTAAATGATGCTGTGCTAGTAACTGCCAATGTAGAACTTAATGTAGTTTGACCCGATACGCTAAGAGTATCATCAATAGTAGTTGTACCACCAGCAGAATCGATTGTTAGATTACCAGTGGAAGTATCAATTTCATTATCACCTGCAATACCGATTCTAATATTATCAATTGTAGCTCCACCATTAGCATCTAATAAACCATTAACTGTAGCTTGGTTAGAAACGGTCAGGTTTGTAAAAGCACCAGCAGAAGATCCTGGAATTGCAACCCAAGAAGATCCATCAAAGAATTGGAATACTTTATCTGAAATATTATAAATTAAGGCACTTTCTTGAACAATTGAGTTCATTCCTGTTCTTTCTGCCGTTGTCAAAACTGGCATATAAGCAGGAGCTCTAACTGAAGCACTGTATTTTGCGTATCTCGCATCAATTGCACCAATAGGTAAATAACTTCCAATGCCAATTAGAGAATTAGTATTAACAAGTAAGTTACCTCTTTCAACTCTTAAAGCTCTATTCCATACTTGTAACGCACCAAGATCAATCTGTGATGCTGGAGTACCATCACCACCAACTCCATTATAAATTGCAGTTGTACCGAATCCAACAACGCTATCTTTTGATGTAACTACATTACCCTCAACAAATACTTTATTGTTTTCACCAATTCCACCAGCAGTTACTCCAATTCCCAATGCACCAAAAACTGCGGTTCCAGAAGAAGCATCAACTGCACAATTAGCACTTGAGGTATTAAACCCTACATTTCCTTGTATATTAACATTATTAAGTGTGGTGATTCCTGAGTTAACATTGATGTTTTGTTGTAAAGGTGATGTAGGATCGCCTAAAATAACTCCACCAACTGCGATAGTTCCATTTGTAAAAATATTACCACCAAAGAAAGCATTCCCAGTAACTGTTGAAGTTCCAACAACATGAAGTTGTCTTTCTGGATTTGTTAATCCAATTCCCAAAGAACCATCATAAGTTAAACACATCAATTCATCAAAGTTTTGACCATTTATCCATTGGAATCTACCAGTGTTAATTCCAGATGATCCAGCGTGTAGTAAGAAATTAAAGTTTCCTGGTGATTTATTATAAATGTCAAACTCACCAAGAGTATCTCCATATCTCAAGAATCCGCCTAGATTTCCTGTACCTCCAGTGATTGACTGAGCAATTGAGATAATTGCTGGTCCCGAAGTAGAAGCAACTTCAACAAAAGTACTTCCTGCGTTTCCATTATCAATTTGTAAGTTTTTAGTTGGACTCGAAACACCGATACCAACTCTTCTTGATACCCTAGCAGTAAATCCTGTTCCACCAGCACCAACATCAAATTGTCCACCAACAGTCGAAATACCTGGTATAGGAGTTGCAGCATCACCAGTAATCTCAATACTTAATGCTCTAATGCTTCTTGCACTTAAGAATCCGACAAAAATATCTGGTTCACCAATTAACGTTTGAGCTGTGCTCGCAATACCTATTACATTACCTTGTAAAGTTCCATCAAATCTGTTCCCAGCAGTAATAATTCCACTAATGTTTAGATTAGATGGAAAGCGATCATTATTAATAATTGGAAGTCTATCATTACTTAAAGTTCCAACATCAATATTATCTGCATCCAACAACTGCAAATTAGACCCAAATCCAACGAAACTAAATGCGGTGAAAATACCACTACTTACAATATCTCCCTGAGAATTAATACCAACACCAGTTTTACCTGCAATACCTGCCTGCCAAAGATTTGCCTGTCCAACTTGCAAAACAAATCTTGGATCTCTCGTTGCAATACCAACATTTCCAACAGCATAAATGCTGGTAAATCCTAATCCAACATCAACATCTTGCCATTGAGATGTTGGTAGGTTGAGAAGAGTAGCACCATTTCCATAAAATTCTTTAGCGGTAATGATTCCGCTACTATTCATCGTAATCGCTGTTCCAGCAATTGTTAATTCTTTAACAGTCGCAATACCAACAGCGAAAAAATCTCTAGTTGTTGTAGTACCAACAACTTTAAGAGTGCCACGTACATCAAGAACTTCAGATGGAACCGAAGTTCCAATACCAACTAGACTACCTCTTACAATAAGATCATCATCATCGACCGCGATGCCATTTCTAAAGTTAAATGACTTCCTGATATTCGCCATCTTGTTTTTTTAGTTATTTATCTGAGAGTTTTTCCTCTAGTTTCTCAACCTTAGCATTTAATTCTTTAATTGCTTCGATCAGAAGAGGAACAATTTTTTGATAATCAACAGCAAGATAACCGTTGTCTCTTTCAGTAACAATTTGTGGAAGAACTTCCTTAATTTCTTGAGCGACAACACCTACATCTTCACCAGTATGATGTGACTTATCATTCCAAGTAAATGTATTACCACTAATCGACAATACTTTTGCAAGAGGATCGTCAATTGGTGTGATATTATCTTTTAGTCTATAGTCAGAACTATAGAATGCAGTGATGTCGTCAGTAACACTGAGAATACCAGTAATTCTTGTGTGAGTTGTAATTGCAACAAGACTTCCAGTCGTTGCTCCGATACTTAGGTTTCCAGTCGAAGAGTTAATTGTATTAGGATCTAAAAGTCCAATCCTTACATTTCTAAATGTTGCACCTGTGCTACAGTTAACTACACCAACAAAAGTGCTAATACCAGTAACAATCGAAGAACCAGCGATACCAATGTTTTCACCAATGAATACGTTACGATCAATTCCAACACCGCCATCAATAAGAACAGCACCAGTATCTTTGCTTACAGATTGAGTGACATTAGTTACACTCAGTTCACTAGTAATTTTTAAAGTGTTGTCCATAATTGTTGGACCATTCACTTTAACTTCATTATTAAACGTTACTGGTCCATCAAATTGTGAAAGTGCGGTATTCGAGGAACCACCCTCAACACGAATTCTCTCCTTAACAAGAACTTCATCAAATACAACACTAAGTCTGGTTGTATCTTGCCCTCTTACGGTAGGAACTGGGATATCAAAGGTTGTTTGAGTACCAGAAGAAGATGAGTACTTGGTATTGCCGATGAAGAAGTCTCCATCGTTGTTCATACCAGTATAAGCGATGTTTCCACCTGCAGTTTCTTGAGCTTGTGCAAGATAACTTTCTTGTTCGGTAAGAGTTTTTACCTGAACCTGTGGTAATCCAGTTGAATAGTTACCAGGACCATAACCAAGATACTCAAATGTGTGACCAGAAGCACGAACAACAGATGGTCTACGGAACTCAACAGCGATTGGTCTTATTTTCTTGATTAAAGATCCAACTTGATGGTCTTCTCTTAGAGTTCCTAACTGACCTCTAGCAACTTGTAATTTATCATTATTAGTACCAGTCAAAGTAGAACTGGTAACTCTCATTATTTCATTATCAATCTGAATATAAGAACCGACAGGGAATCTTGATGTTGTAGAAATTCCTGAAGTAATTTCTACCTTAAATGATGTTTGAGTCGTAACCGTCTCATTTAATCTTAAAGTCTCATTAGCATAAACAGTAACTGTTCTTCCACCAAAATCTCCAGGATTTGCATTATTTGCAGAATAGAATGACTTAAGGATATATGCAGGAGAAGTTAGACTTGATTGTGTAATTGCCGAGAAAGTGTTGACTCCAACTTTTTCTTTGACAAAGAAACTACCAAGATTTGTATTACTTGCATTTCTAACAGTGAAAGAATTGCCAGCAAGTAGACCGTGAGCAGATGCACAAGTAAACGTAGTTATTCCCGTTGTCGTATCAAAAGTAGATGAAGTAACAGTAGGTGTTGGTCCAACGTGAATTAAATATTGACCAGGAACAAGTCTTGGATCGACACCAGCACGATGGTGAATTGCAATTTGATTCTTTGCAGGGAAAGATGAAATTCTAAAATACCCACCAGAAGTTGTACCAATACCAGTAACTTGTACGGTATCACCAAGTGCTGAAGAAAGTCCAACAATCGAAACTGTTATGCCAGCACCAACACCAGCGCCAATAACTGATGTATCAAAGTCAAGTTCTTCACCGTTTGTATAAGCCGAACCACCAGTAATAATATCAACTGATGTAATTGTTCCACTAGAAATATTAACTTTTGCAGTGGCACCATCCCAAGTTGCTGTTCCGTTATTAAACAGTTTTACATTATAGAATGTGCCATTATTGTATCCATTTCCACCAGCAAAACTTGCAACAGTTGCAATACCAGAAAGATTATGCTCTTTGCTTAAGGTTAAAGTAGAAATTCCAACAGATGTTGTAATACCAGTGATTCTTAATCCAAACCCAAGATCAGTTGTGAACTTATCAATTGTTTCTCTGGTAACACTGTTTCTTAAATCATTAGTTATAACAGCGCCAAGTGGACTTCTCTTTGCATAAGTTTTTGCTGTTGGTGGATTATCATCAATATTATCTTTATCTGATTGTGGATAAAAATCATTGATATTTTGACTATATTTAATGTCTGTAAATTCTTCTTCGATTGAATTATCAGAATTTAGTAGATATAATTGATAGATACCATCCTGAACTTGATAAATGTATGGTGTAATAACATCCTTACGATAAATGAAGATATTAGATCTTAAATCATTCCTTTCAAATCTTGGGAGATTGACATCTCGGGTGTTATTATCATTTAAATATGTACCTACACTATGACCTAAACCATCAACATCGGTAGTATTATATTGGAATTGTTTGTCTGAAACTGCTGTAACCTCGAAAGTTCCATTAAAACCAATATTATCATCTGCACCCAAATTAGTGGTGCTCTTAACTTTTTTAATGTTAACTCTATCACCTACTTTTAAATTGTGAGGAAGTTCAGTTAAGACAGTGACTGTTGGTGAAGAGTATGTACACGTTGCAATTAAACCAGGATTTCTTTGGAAGTCGAAGTCTAAATCTGTAATGGTGTTTGTCGTTAGATCTAAATTCGCTCTAGGACCCGTGGAGCTGGATTCTTGAATAATAAATCCTTCGCTTGGATCTTTAGAGTTAAATGCTTCTTTAGGAATAACAACTTGTACTTTGTAAAGTTTGTCATCCAAACTTCTGGAATCATCAAAACGTTTTACATAAGCAACATCCGTTCTGACTGTTAAATTACCAACTCCTTCTGTTCTGAGTGCGTTGTAAATTTGGTTTCCAGAATTAACGTGAATAAACCAATTTCGATAAACAGGGTCATACTGAACAGGGTGTCCAATATCTCCAGCTTGTTTATCTGAAACGGCACTTACGATTGATAAATTAGTTCCACCATAAATTGTAAGTGCCGTTCCATTGTCAGCATTTGTTTTTGATGATGCTATCTTGATTGTAGT